CTACATCGTGTGCGCACCATCGCTCACGGTAAGTCTGCCCAGTTCGTGGTGATGGGTAAGGCTGCTGCCCGTTACCATACCCCCGGTACGCCGGTCCTTGGTTCCAACCAGATCAAGCAGCATGAGCGTGTCATCAACATCGATGACCTGCTCCTGGCTGATGTGTTCATCTATGACCTGGACGATGCGAAGAACCACTTCGATGTTCGCCAGGAGTACAGCAAGCAGCTTGGTGCTGCCCTTGCTCGTGCCTTCGACCAGAAGACCATGCGTGTGGGCATCCTCGCCGCTCGTTCCGCTGGCCTGATTGACGACGAACCTGGTGGTACGGTCCTCAAGAACACAGCCGCTCACACCGATGGTGAGGTTCTGGCATCCCTGATCTTCAAGTGCGCCCAGACCTGGGACGAGAAGGACGTCCCGGACATGGAACGCTGCGTCATCGTGAAGCCTGCCCAGTACTACCTGCTGGCCGAAACCACCAAGGTCATCAACCGTGACTGGGGCGGCTCCGGTGTGTACGCTGATGGTACGGTCCTGAAGGTGGCTGGCGTTCAGATCGTGAAGTCCAACAACGTGCCCACTGGCGTGGTCTCCGCTGTGCCCGGTGAGAACAACACCTACAGCGGTGACTTCACCGACACTGTCGCTGTGGCCCTCCAGAAGGAAGCCATCGGAACGGTGAAGCTGAAGGATCTGGCTGTCCAGAAGTCCGGTGCTGACTTCAACGTCGTGTATCAGGGCACTCTGATGGTGGCGAAGTACGCTATGGGTCACGGTATCCTGCGTCCTTCCTGCGCCATCGAGATCAGCAAGGCCGCTTAAACATTCCTACAGGGAGGTCGTCCGGTCATCCGGGTGGCCTCCCTTTTTTTTCGATTTTCCACAATGAAACGGAGGATTTACAGGAATGCCTTCCCTGATGCTCACGACGCCTACCACTGAACTGGAGGCCGTCAACACTATCCTTTCGTCCATCGGGGAGTCTCCCATCAACTCCCTCGATGAGCAGCCCACCCACGACGTCGTTCTGGCTATCAACACGCTCAAAGAGGTGTCCACGGAAGTACAGACGGAAGGGTGGAACTGGAACACGGAAGATGACTATCCCCTGGTCCCGAACCTGGACAACGAGATCATCCTCCCCACGAACACGGTGCGGGTCCACTTCAGGGACTCCTTCAACCCGCTCGATGTGGTCATGCGTGGTCAGCGGCTCTATGACCGAGCCAACCACACCTACAAGTTCACCGAGACCTTGTACGCCACGATCACCTTCCTGCTACCTTTTGAGGAACTTCCAGAGACTGCCCGGCGGTACATCGTGCTCCGTGCTGCGCGTCTGTTCCAGGATCGTGCTGTCGGTTCTGGTAATCTCCACGACTTCCTTACTGTTGATGAGGCCCGTGCCAGAGCTGCCCTCATGGCTGAAGAGCGGATGCAGGATCGTCCGAACATCCTCGCCGGTACATCCCAGAGGCTGACTGGCTGGCGTCCTCTTGACGTCCTGCGGAGGTGGTAATGTCCAGAGGTTACCTTGTATCCGCCTCCATCCCGAACCTGATCAATGGTGTCTCCCAACAGCCATACACCATTCGCCTCCCCACGCAGGCCGAGGAGGTGGTGAACTGCTATCCCAGCGTGGTGGAGTTTCTGAAACGCCGTCAGGCAACCAAGCATCTCACCAAGCTGGTGACCGGGGAGGTGACCAAAGGTTTCACCCATCTGATCAACCGGGATGAGAACGAGCAGTACATCTTGTTGATCACAGATGGAGACCTGAAGGTCTTCGACTTGAACGGTGTCCAGAAGACAGTCAGCTTCCCTGATGGGAAGAACTACCTCAACACCACCGATCCGAACACGAAAATCTCCACACTGACCATCAACGACTACACCTTCATTCTGAACAAGACCAAGACGGTACAGATGAGCCCGGACCTCACGCACAACCGTGGGCCGGAAGCCTTGATTTTCATCAAGCAGGCAAGCTACGGGACGACCTACAAGATCGAGGTGGATGGAGTCTCTTGGTCCGTTACCACACCTACCCAGACCACAGAACTGGTGCAATCCACGGCCATTGCTGCCAACCTAGCGAGTCAGATGCAGACGGCTATCGGAAGTGATTTTAATATCTCTCTATCTCACTCCACTATCTGGATACAGCGAAAAGATGGATGGGATTTTCAAGTTAGAGCTGAAGATTCCCGATCCAACACGCACATGGTTTGCATCAAAGGTAAGGTTCAGAAGTTCTCTGATCTTCCTATCGTAGCCCCCAAAGATTTCGTGGTTGAGGTGGAGGGGGATGCTTCCAGTTCCTTCGACAACTACTATGTCAAGTTTGTCCCGAACAACCCGAATGCAACCTTCGACAATGGCGTCTGGCTGGAGACAGTGAAGCAGGGCATCAAGCACCAGTTCGACGCCACCACAATGCCTCACGCCTTGATCCGACAGGCTGACGGGACGTTCGTCTTCAAAAAGCTCGACTGGACCTCTAGAATCTGCGGTGATGAGGATAGTGCCCCGGAGCCCTCCTTCGTGGGGCGTCCGATCGATAACATCTTCTTCTACAAGAACCGGCTGGCGTTCCTCTCCAGGGAGAACGTCATCATGTCGTCCGTGGGCGAGTTCTTCACGTTCTGGCCCAAGACGGTGACCACGATGGTGGACTCCGATCCGGTGGACGTCGCAGCCAGTCACACCAAGGTCTCTGCCCTGGAACACGCCACCCCGTTCTCTGGTGGTCTCATCCTGTTCTCCGAGACAACCCAGTTCTCGTTGCAGCATGATGACGTCCTGTCCAACTCCACCGTGGCAGTGAAGCCTATCACCGAGTTCTCCGCATCGATGCTGGCTGCACCGGTATCAGCAGGGCGCACGGTCTTCTTCGCCACTGACCGTGGCAAGTATGGTGGCGTCCGTGAATACTACGCCATGCCTGACACCGACACCAACGATGCCGCCGACATTTCCGCTCATGTGCCGCAGTACATCGGCGGGAAGATCTTCAAGTTGGTGAGTTCCCCGAACGAGGATGTCCTCTTTGTCCTCTGTGAGAACACCCCGAATGAGGTCTTCATCTACAAGTACTTCTGGAACAACAACGACAAGATACAGTCTGCTTGGTCCAAGTGGGTCTTCGCCGGTAAGGTTGTCGGCATGACTGCGATGAACACCGTGGTCCATCTACTGATCCAGTACCCGGACGGCTTGTACCTGGAACGCCTGAACATCGAGTCAGGATATGTTGACCAGGACGGCATCCTTGAGTTCAAAATGGATCGGAAGATTGATGAGACTGAAGTCCTTGGTATCTCCTATAATGATGCCCTGAACACTTCAACCATCACTCTTCCCTACCCGCTCTATCCTGGTATGGAGCCGGTGATCATCTCAAGGGGCGGTGGGCCCGATCCTGCTGGTGTCCTCTTTGAGATACTGGCCGAGGATCGTACCGGTGGGAAGAACACCATCACGATCCTGAACCAGGACATGCGTGGTCGGAAGTTCTACATCGGTATCAAGTACCTCTCCAGGTACGTCTTCTCCAGACCGACCCTCCGGGAATCCAAACAGGGAGGCCAAGTGGCCATCCTGGAGGGGCGGCTCCAGCTTCGGTCCATGAGGGTGAACTTCCATGAGACCGGGTACTTTGAGGCTGTGGTCACACCGAGAGGTCGAGCTGCCAGCGTCTACCCGTTCTCTGGTCGCGTCCTGGGAACGGTCTCTGCCGTCCTTGGAGAGATCAACCTTCACACCGGCTCGATGAACATCCCTATCCTCTCCAAGAACGATCAGGTGGACATCGAGATCCGCTCCGATTCACCACTCCCGTTCAACCTCGTATCGGCTGAGTGGGAGGGCTTCTACAACTCCAGGAGTTCCCATCTATGATTCACTGTCCCTACGTCAGGGAGAGTGTAGCCGAGGATCTTGTCTACCTTGAACCCAGACTACGGGACGTAGATAAACGTGAAATTAGGGACGTCACAGGGCTTGAACCTATGGCGTCCCTTTCTCTTGGCTACAAGATCTCCAAACCATGTTTTACCCTTCTAGCTCCCAAGACAGGTGACCCGTTCGCCATCCTGGGAGTGGTCCCTGAACAACAATCCCCAGAGGTGGGGACGATCTGGATGCACTGCACCAACGATCTCCCCTCCTTCTCATTCCTTCGATACGCCAAGACAGTCCTCTATGACATCATCGGAGGACAGTACGGCTACAAATTCGTCAGTAATTATATCGATGCCCGAAACGAAGTGCATGTCAGATGGCTCCGATGGATGGGCGCAAAGCTCCTCGATGTGGTTTATATCGAAGGCAGTGGAGTCCCTGTCCATCCCTTCATCATCAATTTAGAAAGGAGGCTACCTGTATGTGCGGAGTAGCTGAAGCAGGACTGGCCCTGGCAATCATGTCTACTGTTGCTTCGACTTACGCTCAAAAAGAGCAAGCAGACGCACAGAAGGCTTACCAGGAAGCACAGTCCGCTGAATACGCCCGTGTTGCCGAGCTCAACCAGGAGAGCGCGAACCGGGAGTTCGTGGAATCCACAACCGCCGAGCGCATCAAGCAGATGCAGGAAAGGGCGGCCGCTGCCGTGGAAGAGCAGCGGATCCAGAGGGAACGCTTGGAGAAGCAGGGACAAGCCCTGGCTTCAAGCGAGGCCTCCGGTATGGCCTTGGATGCCCTGATGGCCGACTTCTATCGCTCCGAGGCGCAGAAGAAGAGCATCATCCAGCAGCAGCTTGATATGTCCCGTGTAGGCTCCGAGATCACCATCGGCGGCTACAAGGACCGCCGGGACTCCCGGATGAAATCCCAGAGCAACTACATCACCAGCCCTGTGAACCAACCAAACTATCTTGCTAGTGCCTTGCAGATTGGTCAGGCTGGTTTGGACTACTATAACAAGAAGCACCCCAAGACCCCGTAAGGAGCTAACTCGTGCCGAAACCTGAAAAGACCACCGTCCAGATCGAGAAGCTCCGGGAGCTGGCAGGACTCCAGCCCACCATTCGCTCCGAAGCTCTCTACTCCTACAATGAAGCCCATCCTGGCTACGTCGAGAGACCCGACGACCTGTACTCCAACCCCTGGATGCAACTCTCCAGGGCTCTCGCTGGGTTCGACAAACCGCTCTCCGAGCTTCACCAGAAGCAGCAGGAGAAGGAGATCGAGCAGAGCCTCGCTGAGGGTGAAACCCGATTCACCAACTCCGCTATCGACCCAACCACCGGCAACCGGCTGGCCTGGAAGGAGTACGTCGAGAAGAACCCCGACGCCGCCGGTCTGAACCCATGGGTGCAGAAGGGATACGAAACGGCCCGTATGCGGTCCCTTGGGCTGGACTTCAAGGCTCAGCTCCAGGACGCCTACACCAAGAACGGCCTGATGAACGAGACCGATCCGGCCAAGGTCAGTCAGTTCATCGATCAGTTTGAGCGGGACTTCCGCAAGAAGCACGGACTGGATGACTACGACGACAAGGTCATCCTTGCCGAGAACTTCACCAAGGAGGCCCTGGAAGCACGAGCTGCAATCCTCAACCGGCACGTCAAGGACTTTGCCGAGGAGAACCTGAAGCGTGTCACCCAGGAGTTCACCCAACTCACCTCCAAGCAACTGTCCTCCATCGTTGATAACCCCAACGTGAACTTCAGTGACCCTGATGTTCGTGAACAGGTCATCATCCCGCAGCTCCAGGATGCCATCCAGAGGATCTCCCAGGAAGCTGCCAGCTATGGCGTCCTGAACAGTGACGTCCCTGGAATCATCTTCAGGGCCCTGGCCGCAGAGGCTACCGAGCGGGGCTATGAGAATGGCGGAAGGGAACTCCTGGATATCGCCAAGAACCTGGACTTCGGTAAGGGTAAGTTAGGTGACATCCCGGAGTACAAGGACTACATCACCAAAGCCGAAAGACAAATGGACGCCCAGGAGGAGCAGGACCGGCTCAAGCGAGAGCGAGAGCAGGAGAAAGCCCTGACTGACATCATGGTCGATGTGGCCATCAGTGGGAAATACCTCAACGCCGAGCAGCTCCGAGCCAAAGGAGTTCCGGCTCACATGGTCCCGTCTGTCCTGGCGAAGATCAACGCCATCAAGAATTCACGGGAGATCAACGAGGGCTACGGTCAGTGGGACGACGATAAGCGTACCTCCTTCCTGAACCTCCAACTCAAAGCCGCCCGTGGCGAACTCACGGATGCCGATCTTCGGAGTGCTGTCCGGGTCTATGGAAAAGAAGTGGATCGTCTTCTCTCCCTCCACCTGTCCTCCGAGTCAGCTCATGACAAACTGGTTGCAAGGACCATTGGTGAAGCGCAGAATCGGGTCTTCCGGTTGGTGACGGGTGTCAAAGACTCGAACCTGGACACCCTGTCCCTGGACCAGTACGGTGACCCGAAGATCCAGCTTGGACTCCAGGCCGCCGCCGATGTCATGTTCACCTTGAAGAGTAAGATTGAGAAGGAATCAGGCGGCGGGAAGGGGGAACTGTCCGCAGCCCGTGCCGAGTTCCTGGCTATGGAGGCAGTGGAGGAAGTGATCAAAAAGAGCAAGTACGGGATCTATGGAGAGAGGGACATTGAAGCTCCCGGCTCTACCCACAATCCCTCCAAGACTACCATAACTCCTCCTCCTCCGATAGTTGAACAGGCTTCCAGAGAGCCGCTTTTTGGGATTCAGTCCCTAGATGAGTGGCAGGAAGCATATCAAGAACTCAAGGCTTCCCCTGACCCCGTCAACACCCGCTTGGGCAAGGAGATTGTCAAGCTCAATCTTGACCCTCAATTCATCAATCAGGTGATCCTCGCCCAGGATCAGTACTTCAGAAAGAACATGTACCAGAGCCTGTACCAGCCGATGCCTGTGGACGATCCTGCCTTCATACGGATTTACAATCGGGTAGTAGGCGCAGACCAGGCCAAGCAGGAGTAAGTCTATATGGATTACAAAGACCAGATGACCGAGAGTGGACTCCCGATGTCCACCCTCATCGCCTTGTCCAACAAACGGGGTACAATCTCGCAGCAGCAGCAGCAGCAGGGGGTAGGCCCTACAGATGGACAAGAGATAGACCAGAGCACACCCCAAGTTTCCGTGGACGTAAGCTCCGATGATCCTGGCTTCCTTGATACCGTGGTGGATGTCGGGAAGGGAATCATTGGTGGTGTCGGTGATGCCATCAACGAAACCTCCGACTTCATCCACGGAGCTGCTAACTGGGTGGACAACAAGCTGGGCACGGACGTCATCGATGAGCAGAACGACTGGCGTCTTCCTGAAATGAAGGAGAACGTCACCGCCTACGGTAAGTTGGCCCGTGGTGTCTCCCAGTTCGCTGCTGGGTTCGTGGGAGCCGGTAAGCTCCTGAAAGCTGCCAAGGTGCTCCAGGGAACCAGTAAGTACACTACCTTGGCCCGTGGCATGGCCGAGGGTGCAATCACTGACGCTGTGGCCTTCGATGGACATGATGAGCGTCTGTCCAACCTCATCGAAGAATTCCCTGAACTCTCCAACCCCATCACCCGCTACCTGTCCTCCAAGGACTCT